TCTCAACCAACGGCTCTTTGGACATCTCCGATGTTCAGTTGACCCTCACCGAGTTGCAGGTGAACGAAGAAATTTGCAACCACGAACTCGCACGCACTTGGGCAGCGGCTCAGATGCGCGGCAACTACGCAGGTGTCCCCGGTGATTACGAGCAGTTCTTGGCGCAGTACGTCGCTTCTCGCGTTGCTGAGGATGTTGAAAAGAACATCTGGTCAGGTAAGTACAACAGCACCAACGGCGCCACAACCGGCGGCGGCGCAGGTACTTTGTTTGATTCTGTGTTGAGCGCTTACGTGGCAGGTGCAGGCACAAACGAAACTTTGGTTTCAGGTGCTTTCACAAACGCAACCATCGACGACCGATTGGCCTCTTTGGTGGCTGACTTGCCCGACGCTTTGGTGGGTGACGCGAACACCAAGATTTACATGAGCCGCAAGAGCTTCCAGCTCTACTTCCAATACTTGGCCGCTGACCAAAACAACCCCGTGTTGGCTACGCAGATCGCGAAGTTCTACCTCGGCTACGAAATCATCACGCCCGCTGGATTCCCTGACGACACCTTGTTGGCTTCTCGCGTGGATAACTTGTACTTCGGCACCAACGTCTTGACCGACCACGTTGAGGCGCGCTTCATTGACCTCCGCAACACAACCGGAGCAGACCTCACTCGCATCCTCATGATGTTTGACGGAGGCACTCAGATTGTGGATGAGGCTTCTATGGCTTGCGTTCGTCGCTCAGCCTAATAACTAACCGAGACAACGGGGGGCCTTCGGGCCTCCCGGACTCTCCCTTAAACTCAAAAACATGGCTTGTGATTTAACATTGACAGGACGGGGAGTAGGTTGTAAGGACGCTCTCGGTGGCATCAAGCGTATCTACGTCGCAGAGTGGGAAGCTGATAAGTGGGAATGGGACGACCCAACCGCAGGCACAACAGCCGGCGTCACCATCACTGACAGCGACCCCACTCCCATTTCGGCCGTAGTTTTCTACACCTACGATATGACTCGCGGCAGCGGCTCCCTCACGCAGACCATCACTTCTGACCTCGTAGCAGGCACCGTCTTCTTCGACCAAGTTTGCTCTGTCACCTTCAACAAGGCGGCGGCGGCTGACATCGTAGAAATTACCAACCTCGTGAAGGGCCGCGTGGCCGTTATGGTCGAGGATAACAACGGGAATTGGTTTGTGATGGGACTCAAGAACGGCGTGGAAGTCTCCGGAGGTACTGCCCAGACGGGTCAGGCCGCAGGCGACCAAAACGGCTTTACGTTGGAGTTCTCCGCACAAGAGGTCTCTGCCGCTCCGTTCTTGGCTTTGACCACAGGCGCACCAACGGACACCGATATTACCATCACGGCTGCACCGTAAGGCTAACGAAATACCGGGCCAACCTTAGGCCGTTATTGTTACAAGGAGGGGGAGGGCGTGGGCTCTCCCCTTTTTTATCTCTACGCATGATTCACCTCACACCCAACGCTGCCAACAACCGAGTGTATATATCTCCTTTCGAGGCGCGTAAGTTCTTGCCTTCGTTTACGCACTACCTCTTGATCTTCAAGAACAACGCGACAGAGAAGATTTACCCCTGTATCCTGTCCCCCGTTGCCGATAACGAGAGGTACACGCGGGCAGACATCCCCACAAACAACGACGACCCCGCAGGAGGTAGCGTGCTCATAACCGAATCGGGCCTCTATACCTACACGATTTACGGGCAGAACTCAGCGACCAACAAGAACCCAGAGGATGCAAGCGTAGTCGGTGTCTGTGAGGTAGGCCCGTGCAGGGTAAGCGCCGAGGCCGCATGGACCATCCCCGAAGTTAGCATCCCCGATAACGTGATATATTACGAGTAACATGGAACTACTCAAACTCAAAGAATACCAAGAGCGTTCATACGCCGAGCGCCCCTCGAATCAAGGGTGGGTCTCTTACGGCGATGACAACCTCTTCCCTCAATACTTGATTGACCTGTACAAGAGCAGTGCCACACACAACGCTCTCTGCACGTCCATCGCGTACATGATTTTTGGCGACGGCGTACAGGCCGACACCCTCGAAGCTCGTCTCAAGATTGAGGAGTGGGGCTTGCAAGATGAAGTCCGCAAGGCTTGCCTCGACCTAAAAATTCAAGGCGGCTTCGCATTGGAGGTGGTGTACTCTATCGACCGAACGACTATCTCCAAGGTACGGCACTGCCCCTTTGAGAATGTGCGTAGCGCAGAGGTAGACGAGGACGAGAAGGTCGAGTTCATGTACTACTCCAAGGACTGGAGCGACAAGCGCGAAGAGCCGCAGCTCGTCAAGACCTTTGACCCAGAACAAAGCGTAGAGCACCCCGTGCAGATCCTGTACGTCAAGCCCTTCTCGCCCGGTTCGTACTACTACCCCAAGCCCGACTACATCGGCTCGATTGATTACATCGAGCTGGACAAGGAAATCGGGAAATACCATATCAACAATATCAAGAACGGGCTTGCTCCGAGCTTCACCATCCACTTTAAGAACGGAGTCCCAGCACAGGAGGAGCGCCGCCGTATCCGTAACGACATCGAGCGTCAACTGGCCGGGGCCACCAACGCGGGTAAGTTCATCGTAACCTACTCAGATAGCCCCGACAGGAAGCCCGACTTTGAGCCGTTCCCCCTTTCCGATGCCGACAAGCAATACCAATTTCTCTCTACGGAGGTGTCCGACAAAATCATGGTGGGTCACCGCGTGGTCTCTTCGGCTATGTTTGGCGTTAAGACAGCGGGCCAACTCGGAAACACCCAAGAGTTGGAGATTGCCTCTGAACTCTTCGACCGCCAAGTCATCAAGCCCTACCAACGCATCGTAAAAGACGCCCTCACAAGCATCTTTACGGCCGCAGGTACCCCAACGGTTGTGAGCGTGGAAGAGGTGACCCCTATGGAGCCGGAAGAGGCTACAGAACTCAGCGAAGAGAAGCTGGACCTCAGCGGTTCGTGCGACTACCTGATTGAGATGGGTGAAGAGATGGACGAGGAGTGGGAACTCATCGACGCCCGCCGCGTAGACTACGACGAAGAAGAGAAGATGGACGCCTTGTGGAGCTTTGCACGGGTACCCTCGGGCAAGCCACAGGCCAAGAGCGAACAGGACAACGATCTTATCAAAGTACGTTACGCCTATATGCCCAAGGTCACAGGCAAGAACGGAAACGAGAGCCGCGACTTTTGCAAGCGTATGGTAAACGCAGGAGATAGAGTGTGGAGAAAGGAGGACATCGATGCCGCGTCACAGCGTGCCGTGAACCCTGGATGGGGTCCAAATGGCTCTAACACCTACGATTTGTTTTTGTACCACGGGGGTGGGTCATGTCAGCACTTCTGGGAGCGCCGCACCTACCTGCGCAAGAACAACAAGAAAATCAGCGTCAACCGCGCCCGCAAAATTTTGCGTGAGGCAGGTCTTGAACCTTTGCCACAGAATGATCCCCGCGTGGCCAAGCCTACCCGCGAACAAAAAAATCGCGGATTCCTCAAACCTAAGAACTGGACAACCCCTGTATAATGGCACTACAAGCAGAAGTACTTTTCGTCAACCCGGACTACATGAAGCGCCTTACCCAGCTCAACGGCGGGGTAGAGGACGCCGTAATGGTGCCGGCCATCATACTCGCACAAGACAAGTACATCCAGCAGTATCTGGGCACGGACCTCTTAGAGAAGCTCAAGAGCGACATCTCCGGCTCGGGCGTGAGTGGCGATTATGAAACCCTCTTGGACGACTATGTACGGAAGGCAACCGTGTGGTGGAGTATGGTGGAAATGCTGCCCAACCTCTACGTGAAGCTCGACAACGGGGGCCTTGTCATCCGCACGGCTGAGAGTACCTCACCTATCTCAGAGGCGGACCTCCACCGAGAGATTGAGAACGCACGACAGAACGCGCAGTTCTACACGACGCGCCTCGTTGAGTACCTGTGTAACAACTCTTCCCTCTTCCCGGAGTACAAGAGCAACAACGGCCCTGACATGAGCCCAGAGACGCAGGTCTACTATCAAAACGGGATGACCATCTCGGGCGGATTCGATAGGGTCGACCCTGACTTTGCACGCAAAATCTTCTACGATTGACCCGGAAGCAAAATATAACCCTCTTAAAGACTTGGATAGATGCACAAAATCCTTCTTCTCCTTCTTCTCGTCCCGCAGTTTCTTCTGGCACAAGAGTGCATCCTTCACGAGGTACGCACAATGGGACACCTGCAAACCCGCGCACGGAGTGAATACAACGACAAGACTATCCCTGTAGTCTGGCACATCGTACACACAGGCGGAGAGGACAATATTAGCGACGGGCAAATCATGAGTCAGCTCGACGTATTGAACGAGGAGTTCGCAGAAAGCGGCTTCTCGTTTTGCATGGCTGCAAGGGATGACAACGACAACCCGTCCAACGGAATTACACGCACCAACGGCGCGCTCATCTGGCCGGAGTACGCGACGGTGGGGGTGAGCGACGGAAGCGGCGGCGTAGGGGTAGAGCAGGAGGCTTTCAAGGAGGAGGTGGGGTGCTGGAACCCCGATGTCTTTTGTAATATCTATATCGTATCTGAAATCGCAGACAACGACGGCGGCAACGGCGTGCAGGGGTACGCATACTTGGGCCCAACGGGAGATTGTAGGGACGGGATTGTAACGCTCTACAACTCCACGGGTACCGAGGGCGTACAGAAGCCCGGGCGAGAGCTTGGGTTTACCGTGGTCCACGAGATGGGGCACTACCTTTCTTTGTATCACACGTTTTCAAACAGCGCGGATTGTGTCGAGAGCAACTGCACCACCCAAGGGGACCTTGTTTGTGACACCCCTCCCACGCTGGCCAACCAGTTTTCTTGTACGGATACGTTCTGTCCTGACGCTCTCACCGAGAACTTCATGGACTACTCACCGGAGACGTGCAAGGATAGCTTCACACCGGGGCAGGCGGAGCGTATGCACGCAAGTGTGGAGACCTACAGACCCTCCCTCTACGAAAATGCGAGCTGCGACCCCGTAGTGGATTACGATGTGAGGCCCGGCACGGCGTACTATCAGGAGGCTTGGTGTACACCTTACCAAGATATTTGGGTTGATGTGGTAAACCAGGGCACGCAGGAGGTGAGCTGGGTGGAGGTGTCCTTGTACAGCAACGGCGAAGAGTACACGCAGACCCTCACAGATGTGGCCGTAGGAGTGCAGGACGTCTTCTTTGAGGGTGTCTACGTGGACGGGGCGCAGATC